GAGACCATCGGACAGAAAGAGACCCCCAGTGAGCAGTCGTCATCGAGCCCACAAAGCGCAGAAGACGAAGGCGCTCAAGACACGGGTAAAGAAGTCGAGCGTCCGAGCAGCACGCCGGAAACTGACCTAAAGGCGCAAGAGGCTAAAGCCTTCGCCAAGTTCGCCGCTAAGCCTCGCTCCCGAGCCTTCGAGTTCAAGCACCACACGCCGGAAGAGGCCGAAGTCTTGAAAGCGCAGATAAGCGATACCCCAAAAGGACGTTCTCTTACTAAGAAGTCCTACCCGAACCTGGAGCCCATCCGCTCGGCAGTCGCCAAGCACAAGAAGGCTCTAGAGGCGGCGCTGGCGGCATCGGTCATCGGGCTGCCGGAGTTCCTCGACCAGGTGCTCCGCAACGTGCCAGCCTCAGCCAGTCCCGACCTCATCGCAGGCGTGGCACAAGGCGCACTCGGCAACCTGCGCACGAACCCAGAACCGCTTCAGACGGCCCTGCAAGCCCTCTACGAGACCGCAGTTCGTCAGGGTGGGGAATACGCTGGCTCATTCGTGGCAGGGCAAGGAACGGCTCGGCTCTACGCCAACGTCGGCAATCTCGTCAAAGACATCAACCAGACAACCCTGAACCGCATCCGAGAGGAAGTCATTCAGGGCGTGTCCTCGGGGCAGTCAGCGACGGACATCGCAGCTCGTCTGAAGGGCGTAGTGCAGGGGCTCCCCTCGGGGCAACTCGCCAACGCCGTCACTCGGGCTGACGTGATCGCCGCAACCGAAGCCAACCGAGCCTTCAACATCGCCGCCGTCGATGCCTACCAAGCAGGCGGCGCTACTGGCTGGAACTGGGAAACCGAGCCGGATGCCTGCGAAGAGTGTCTGGCGCAAGAAGACCAGAACCCTCACTCGTTCGACGAATCAGCCGACCTACCAGCCCACCCGAACTGCATGTGCTACTCAACACGAGAAGACTAAAGGAAACTATGACTGACAACATCAAGAGCGTCTACTTCGGTGGCCTGACTGCCAAGCGTGGCGAGGATGGCTTCATGTACGTCAAGGGCATCGCCACTGACGACACCCTCGACCTCGACCAGCAAATCTGCGACCCTGCATGGCTCAAGAGCGCCATGCCAGCGTGGATGGAAATCGGCAACATCCGAGAGATGCACCAGAGCAAGGCAGTCGGCAAGGCTACCGAGATGGAGCAGTCCGGCTCAGGCTTCGTGGTCACTGCAAAGGTAGTGGACGAGCAGGCCGCCAAGATGGTCTCTGAGGGTGTCTACACCGGCTTCTCGATTGGCATCAAGGGCGCTCGTGTCGTCAAGGACGAACGTGCTCCTGGTGGTCGAATAATCGACGGGTCTATCGTGGAAATCTCACTCGTGGATCGTCCGGCTAACAGCTCGTGCAGTATCGAAATCGCCAAGTCCATCAAGGGCGAACTAGTGAAAGGGGCCGCCGTGTCCGAAATCAACAAGGCCGAGTCCCCTGCGATGAACGCCGAAGCCATCATGACCGAAGAGCCTGGTGTCACTACCGACGTTCTGAACCACGACACTCCTCAGCCCTGCCAGTCATGCGCCGGCACCGGCAAGAAGTCCAACGTCATGGGCAACACCCAAGAGACGGACTGCGAAGTCTGCGCAGGCACGGGCCACCAGCCCGACGACCGCCTCGAGAACATGGAGCAGCACACGCAGGCGAACCCTCAGGGCCACGACAACCGTGACATGAAGGACGCTGAGCCCGACACCGAAGCAGTCGCCCCCTCACGCCTCAAGACCCTCGCAGGCGAGATTGAGAAGATGCAGCACGACCTCAGCGACCTGAACGCCGTGCGCACCTCGCTCATCAACCTCATGAAGGCTGAGCTCGACGAGATGGCAGCAGGCAACGAGAACAACACCGACGACATCGCCGAACTGCTTCACTCCCTCTGCCAGTTCCTCTGCTGGTGGAATGACGAGTCAGGCGAGAACGAAACACCTCCCCCATTCACCGGCGAAGATGCCGACAACGATGAAGAAATGAGCTACGACATGGCCTACATGGCACTCGGCGTATCAGCCGACCTACTAAAGAACGCAAGCGCAGAATCAGCGACTCCTGAACTCAAGGACGAACTGCGCACCGAGATCGTCAAGGCGCTGGGCCTTGAAGAAGTCATGACGGCGAAGGCTGAATTGAGCGAAGCGAAAGAAGAGATTGCTCTCTTGAAGGCTGCGCTCGACGAAGTGAAGTCAATGGCTGCACCTGGCGGGCCTGCACTCCGTGCAACCCGTGAACAGACCAGCAAGTCAGCAGCAGTCCTCGCTAACGAGGTGGAGGCCATCCGTCTCCGCAACATCGCCTCGCAAGTGAATGACCCTGCACTCCGCAACGCCTACCTCGAGAGCGCCCGTGCTCTTGAGTCCAACTAACAGAAAGAAGATACAGCGATGACCATCGCCGCTCCTTCCCTTGACCAGATGTTTCACGGCCTGCCAGCCGATGAGCAGGTCAAGCGCTTTGAGGCTTACAAGTCAGCCCTTAGCACCGTCCAAGCCCAGACGCTGAACTCCGCTCGCCGTGGCGAGTTGTCGTTCACCCCGACTGTCGGCATCACCAAGTCCGTCTCTGCCGCCTCGAAGATTGAGGAACTGAAGACGGAGATTACTAAGGCAGTCTCGGGCGACCAGCTCGCTGCTGTCGAGTCCTCGCTCGCCGGCCTCGCCGACCTGCAGAAGGACCTCACCCTCACCAGCCCACTGAACTCGACCATCTCGGGTGTCTCGGGTCTCGTGCCCTACAACCTCGACCCTGTTCTGTCGTTGCTCATCCCGAAGGAACTGTACCTTCGCAACAGCACCGCACGCATCAAGGCTCAGGGACAGGCTCTCGAGTTCCGTCGCATCACTGGTGTCTCGAACGCCGGTGTCGGTGGTGTCGCTAACCTCTCGACCTTCTTCAACTCGACCTCGGCTTCCACGTCATTCGGTGGCGTGTCGCTGAACCGTCCTACGAAGATCACCTACGCCGCTGACAAGATTGTCAAGTCGTTCGTCGAGCAGGGTGTCTCGGACTCCGTGAGCCTCCAGGCCGAATTCGCCGGTCAGGGTTACACCGACCTGCGCCAGTTGTCGCACACGGCCCTCATCTGGGCTCACTTCCTCGGCGAAGAGCGCAACATGCTGAACGCTGTCTCGACTGCCTTGAGCACCTCGGGATTGACCTTCACCGCCTCGAACGACACCACTGGTACGGGCCTCCCTGCCACCTCGTCGTCGGCTGTCTACGTCACCCTCTCGTCGGCTTACGGTGAGACTGCTGGCGTGTCTGCCGGTACGGTGACGAACGCTACGGCTGGTCAGGGTGTCAAGGTTGCCATCTCCGGCACCGTGCCTTACAGCGCAGTCGCAGTGAACATCTACGTCGTCGTCGGTTCTACCACCTACAAGGCCACCACGCCTTCGCTGGCTTCGGGCACGGCTGCTCTGGCGTTCTCGTCCATCACCGGCACCTACCCTTCGACGGACGGGTCTTACAACTCGAACGCCGCAGGATCGAACTCGGCGACTGGCTACGACGGCTTCATCAGCACGTTCGCTCAGTCGGGTGGCTACCAGAAGCAGTTCAACGGCTCAGTGTCGGCTCAGAACGAGGCCGGTGGCTTCCTCCAGGACGCATTCATCTCGCTGTTCAACAGCACGATGGCTGACCCTGAAGTCATCTTCACCAGCGCCTCGGTTCGCCGTGCGCTCTCGAAGGCCCTGCAGTCCACGGCTGTCTCCAGCACCTCCTACCGCTTCAACTACGCCACGGGTTCCGACGGCGTGAGCATCGGTGCGATGGTGACGGGCGTTGCAAACGAAGCGACGGGAACCATGCTCGATTTGGTCACGCACCGCTTCATCCCACAGGGCACGATGGTCATCCACCAGAAGCAGTTGCCTTTCCCTGACTCTGGCGTGTCGCAGACCGTCGAAGTCCACAACGTCGTAGACTCGATGATTATCGAGTGGCCTCAGATCGGCTTCACCTACGACATCAGTTCCTACACCTACGGCTCGCTCGCTTTCCGTGCGCCAGCCTGGTCGGGAATCATCACGGGTATCACGGGCTGATAACCCACCCATCGCTAGTCCCCTGGACAGGCTGAGCGCCGCAGGGGACTAGCACCGAGGGTTGAGCAGGGCGGTGGGGTTTCCTCCCCTTTCCTCCGCCGCCTTGCTCCCCTCCTCGAAAGGAGAAAACATGAAACTCGTCGGCTCAGACAGAGGCCTCAAAGAAGTGACCGTCAATGACGGTGCAGTAATCCAACGCCAGAAAGACGGCACGTTCCACGTCGAGGGCGAGACAGCACGGATGCTCGTCAAGTCGGGCGACTTCGCTGTCGCAGGAACGAACTTCAGCCACGTCCGTCAGGGCTTCAAGTGCCTCGACTGTGGCTTCAACGCACTCATCAAAGACCGTTGCGGCAAATGCGACGGCACGAACTTAGAGGAAGCATAGATGGTCATCGCCCCGTTCTTCAGCACCGAAGGCATCGTCGAGCCATACGTCTCCCTCAACGAAGTCAAGTTCTCCGCCACGGCGGCAGCCATCGACTTCAGCAACCTCATCGAGAACGCCTCTCAGGTGGCCCAAGACCGTGCGCTCCAAGAGACCATCGTGCGAGCCTCGTCAAAGGCCGACACCTACTGCTACGGCAAACTCGGCACACTGAACGCCACCTCGAACACCGAGAACGGCTGGTATCGCCCGAACCGTGACGGGAACCTCGTGTTCACCCCCTCGTTCTCACCAATCCTCGCAGTCACCGACATCCAAGTCGGCTGGGGGCCTGGTGACGGCCTGAGCGACATCACCCTCAGTTCGTCCAACGTCGCCATCGACCGTGACCAGTTCACCCTCAC